CCCCAACTACAACAACCGCAGCACCAACTACAACTACTACTGCTCCTACAACTACAACTACTGCACCAACTACTACAACTGCAGCACCTACAACTACAACTGCTGCACCTACGACTACAACTGCAGCACCTACAACTACAACTGCTGCACCTACGACTACAACTGTAGCACCTACAACTACAACTGCTGCACCTACGACCACAACCGCTGCGCCTACAACTACTACTACTGCTGCTCCTACAACTACTACTACCGCTGCCCCAGGAGGATATTTTGTATCATTCTGTTCTCAAGGAGTAGCATATTCAGAGGGCGGATCTCAGTATACTTCTGTTGGACAACTAGAAGCATTTATAAACGCAAATTATATTTCACCAACTAATATTACATATCAGCAAGGATCTGCACCAGCCTTACCAAATTGCACACCAGCAACGACTACAACTGCTGCAGGAACTACTACAACTGCTGCACCAGGAACCACTACAACTGCTGCAGGAACTACTACTACAGCAGCAGGAACAACTACTACAGCAGCAGGAACAACTACTACAGCAGCAGCAACCACTACGACTACAACCGCTGCCCCTAATCTTGGAGTAACTTGTACATCACTTGACGTTTCTATTGGATGTTGTGCATCTACTGGATGTTCTACTGCTTGCGGATCTGGATCATCATGTAACAACCCACCATTTAATAGATGTTATCAGGGAGGAATAAATTGTTAACAGATTCAAGTATATTATATGCTAGAGGAAACGACGGAATTGATGGAGTTGCTTTAGTATGGGTAATAGATGGAGAGTGTTTATATGACATTCCAGTTTGGCAAGAATACTCAGATATGTTTCTTACTAGTGAAGAGGTTATTGATATTTCTTCAGAATACCCAGATTATGCGGGTATAACTATTAAATTTATAAAAAATAGTGAAACTGTTGGAGAGTTGCAAACTAGCGAATATTTTGGTAGTATATTACTTAGTAATCCAACAGTACTGAAGTTATCAGATTATCCATTTGGAAGATATGTTCAATCCCCTAATGCTCTTTTTGATGGAGAGAAGTTTGTTATTACAAATAGAGATATGGCTGGACTTTTGCCATGGCATCCTAGCCATCCAAGAGCATCTGAAAACGATCAAGTATAATTAAAGTATAGTTTTATAAACGGGGGATATATGTCAAAATCAAGGTGGGAACAATATAAAGAAAAAAATGGTGTAACTCCATTAGACTTGCTTAACCCAATGACAAAACATGCTTCTGATGAATTATCAACATCTAGAATGTCAATATGTGAAGGTTGTCCAGAATTAATAAAACTAACATCACAATGTAAAAAATGTGGATGTATTATGAGCATAAAAACAAAACTAGAAGCAGCAAAGTGTCCAATAGGTAAGTGGTAATGTGAAGTATCAATACAAAATATCAATGGCACAGATAGATCCAAACGGACTATGCAACGTTGGATGTTGGTTTTGTCCAGTTAGGTATGCAGAAAACCCTTTAGCACAAAGAATGAACATGCCAATTGAAACTTTTGAAAATATTATTAATCAACTCATGGCTGGTAAAGGAACCTTTGTTGCTGATAACTTTGATTTTATTTATACCGCACATTATAACGAAGTGTTACTATATAAACATTTTCCAGAAATGTTGGAAGTATTAAGAAAAAATAAGATTAGAACAATTGTTCTTACAAACGGCACCCCATTGACAAAAGCAAGAACAGACTTAATTAAAGAATACCAAGATGTTGTCTATGGAATTTGTTTTAATATTCCAGCATCAGAACCAGAAGAATGGGCAAAGGCAACAGGTAAGCCTGTTAAGATGTTTGATAAGTTACTGGAACAAGTTTCTTATGCAGTAGAACAATTACCAGAAATGATTGAAAAAAATACTTTGTCTATTCAAGTAAATGGTATTAACAAGAACTCTCTTGTAGAATATGGTGGTTGGATTCAACAATTAGTTAATGCTCCAGAGATGGATTTAGATCCAACTAGTGGAACCCTTGCAAGGATGTCAAATGGATGGAAAGAAAAATTCCCAAACCTAAACGTATACGAGATGCCTTATTTAGTTGATAGAAATGGACATCTTGATACTCATCAAATTATTACAAATAAAAGTGCTATTGAAAGCAAAGAGAAAAAAGGAAAAGAAAAAGTAGTTGGTTGTGGAAATGGAAAAGAAGTTGGGGGAAGGCCTAATGGGTGGTTGCATGTTGCCGCCAACGGAGATACTTTTATTTGTTGCAATGACTATGATTTTGAAACGGTATTTGGCAATATAAATAATAAACCCATCAGTGATATATGGATGAGCATTGAGCATAAGTCAATGACAGTTAAATCATTTCAAAGTTTTTGTAAGACCTGTGTACATGCAATTTGGGGTGACTAATGGCAAGCATATTTGTTCAAATATCCGCATATAGGGATAAAGAATTAACTGCAACAATTTTAGATGCAATCAAGCAATCAAGCGGAAATCATGACATTAACTTTGGTGTTCATTTTGTTTATCTTGAAGAGTCAGAGATTAATGTCCCTGATTTACCAAATGTTAAGTATGCAACAAGCAAAGCCCCAGAAAATGTTGGTGTTGGCATTGGAAGACATATTGCCCATCGATTCTACAATAGTGAAGATTTTTATTTTCAGTGTGACTCTCATTCAAGGTTTGTAAAGGGATGGGACGAAATTGCAATACACTCAGTTTTAGATTATCAGATTCAAGGTATTGATAAGCCATTATTAACTATGTACCCAGCAAATTATTGGTACAAAGATACAACTTTTTCTGAGATACAAACTGATCAGATAGACCCATCATATAGAAGCAATATTAGTTTTAGTGAAAAGCCTGAAGACTTTAAAAATTTAAGAATACCTTCACAACTGTCAGTAGATTCCAAAGGAAGCATTTTTACAAGATCTATATCTGCTGGATGTGTTTTTACTTTAGGCCCCTTCTTGGAACCAAACCAAGATATGGCTTTTTGGGGTGAAGAAATAATTATGGCTGCAAGGGCCTACACACACGGATACGACCTGGTTGTTCCAAATGAACAGTTTATGTATCACCTATACTACAACTGGTCAAATCCTGAAATAAATAGGAGAAAAATATTTTGGCAAGACTTTCCCAATGAGTTTGAAACTATGAATAGTCACAGCAGAAATGTCGTGTATAAAATTTTAACCGAAGAAATGATTGGAGAGGGTCTTCTTGGAACAAAAAGAACCTTGGCAGAATATGGAACTTTTGCAGGTCTTGACTTTGTAACTGGAGAAGTCTTTGATAATTGTTAAAACTAAAAAAGCAATCAAATAAAAACCCCCAAGGATTTCTCCAAGGGGGTCTTTTATTACCTAAAATTATCTAGGAAACTTTTTCATCCATTCTTTGGTCTTTGGAGTAATACCCTTCCAAGAAGACCAGTCGTTTCCACCATTGGACATATAGTATGCAATCTCCGCATTTTTGACGGGATTGAATAGTTCAGCGTTAGAGTCAAGATCAAACTTATCACGTCTATCTGGACCCAGTGTATCAATCATGTTAATTTGGAACATTCCATATGAGGAGTCCCCAGTCTTATGGTTTCCGTTAAATGCTAAGGGACGACCATTAGATTCCTTCTTAGCAATAGCCCAGGCTACTACTAAGTCGTTGCCTTTGAATCCCACCAAAGAAAGCAACTTCTTTAATTCAATATCTGTAAGATTTGTTTTGTTTTCATAACGTTCTAACATTTTTGCTTTAGAAACAACAAAAGCCACCTCGTGGGTGGCAGCAGGGTTTTCAGCCTGTTTAATTAGTAAGTTGTTTTCCGTAGTTGATGCATTGGCAAAGTTGCTAAAGGGTGCCACAACTCCAACCATTGCTAGGATTCCAATCCAAACCTTTTTATCTCTTCTCATAATAAAAACCTCCTAGAGACTAAAAATGCTACTTATTAGTAGCATGTATTAATTATAACATGAATTTGGTCTCAAAGTCAAACTTTAGGTAACATTTATATAACTTTTTAATTTTTCATGCGGGAAGTGGTATAATAATAAGTACTATGGCTACTGGTGCAACCAATACGTACGACCTTCCTTATCCCGTTTTAAGCGACCCCGTAAACGTTCATGGAGACATTCAATCACTTGCAGAACGACTAGAAGATGTTATTTTAAATATTGGACTTCCTTTTATTTCTTTAGAAGTTAAAAATACAACTGGTGCAACGATTGCAAAGGGAACTCCAGTATATATTTCTGGGTATTCAACAAAACCAACAATTGCAAAATCTGATTCAGATGACTTAACAACATTTCCAGTTATAGGAATAACACAGTCAGCAATTACTAATGGGTCAGATGGAGTAATAATTGTTTCTGGAGTATTTGAAGGAATCAATACATCCTCATATACAGCTGGAGAGATTCTCTATGTTGCAAATGGTGGTGGACTTACAGACACAATTCCAACAGGTGGATCAGGCGCTGTAGCAGTAGTTGCTAAGTCAAATGCATCAACTGGAATTATTCTTGTTGGACAGCCAAAAGGTAATGGATCTTGGGGGGCATTAAAAAATGGACTTGCTTAATGGTATAATTTAACAATGGCCGTATATAGAAACCCCAATGAGACTGCAATGGACACTCAACCAGTTGCTCCCGCTCCTTCAACATATAATGTTGGAAACATCCCACCACTTGTTAACTGGACATGTGTAATTGGAGATAGTGCTTCTTTTAGAGTTTATGTTGAAGATGATCTTGAAAATCCTTTAGACTATGACACTACATCTGCTGGAGACACCACTGGTTGGGATATTTCTGGAGACTTTAGACGATACTCTGACAACGTTGGAGACGATTTACTTTTTACAATTTATCCAGACCAAACAGAATTTGATGAGGTTGGAGAGTTTACAGTTACATTGACCTCTGCACAGTCTAAGATTTTAAGAACAGGCGATGTTTTTGATATTCAATTAAGAGATGGTGCTGATCGTGTTTGGACCGTCTGTCAGGGTGAAATGATTATGATAGGTGAAGTAACAGAACAAGATACAGTAAGTTAATTATGGCAACAACCAATATAACTAATATTGGCAGAAGCCAAACCATTTCTGACATAAAACCAACAACCACAGTAGAAAATATATCTGGCCACTCTTCATTAATTTCAAACATTGCCTTTTTAGTTACAGCAGCAACAATTGTAGTATCCCCAACAATTCAAAACATATCAGGCTCTATTGGATCTTTAGTAACTGCAGACTATCCTAAAACAACAACGGTAACAGAAATACTTCCATTTAGATTAACTATAACCAATATCGGTATTGAAGGCTATAGAGCAGATAATCCCCCAGGAATTGGGGTTCAGATAATTGGTTTCTCTAACTATATACTTTAAAATCTATGATATAATTCAGACATGGCGAAAATATCATTATCAAGCGTAAAGGCCCTGTTTCAGACAGGTGATAGACCAACTCAAGAAGACTATGTTGATTTAATTGATACCTCTGCAGCACAGGCAACCGATCTTGGTACTGCTGGTAACAATGAAGTAACAATCACTGGTATTGAAAATAGCACAATCTTTGATAATTTTACAGCATCAGAATGGAGATCCGTTAAATACGTGGTCACATTAAAAAAGAGCACTGGAGACAAGTTCTTCACAACAGAGTTAACCATAGTTCCTGACGGTACAAATGATAATGTCAGTGAATATGGAACAGTAGACAACAATGGGAATATTGGCACCATTAGCGTCTCTAGGGCAGGAGGCACAGTTAACCTAACTGTAGTTCCCGTGGTGGGTCAGACCCCGATTACCTTGCGCTACATGCGTACTGGTTTGAAGGCTTAACCAAGGAGATAAAAAATGGCAACAGTAACAAAAGATTTTAGAGTAAAGGCTGGATTAGTAGTTGAGGGCGCAACCGCAACCGTTGAAGGTCATGATGTTCTTACAAAAAAGATTGTAGATGCAAAAGGTGATTTACTAGTTGGTACTGCAGATAATGCAATATCCCGTGTTGCCGTTGGAACAAACGGATATGTCCTTACTGCAGACTCTGCTGAAACTGGCGGACTTAAGTGGGCAGCACCAGCAGCAGTTGGTGTATTTGATACACAGATTACATTTGAAGGCGCAACAGCAGATGCTTATGAGACAACACTTACAGTAGTAGATCCAACTGCAGACAGAACAATTACACTTCCAAACGTAGACGGAACAGTTATTACATCTGGTGATACTGGTACAGTTACAGCAACACTACTTGCTTCAGATTCAGTAACTACAGCAAAGATTACAAATGCTAATGTAACAGCAGCAAAACTTGCTTCAGATTCTGTAGAAACAGCAAAAATTGTTGATGCTAACGTAACAGCAGCAAAATTGGCTGCAGATTCAGTTACAACTGCAAAGATTGTTGATTCAAATGTTACAGCAGCAAAGTTGGCATCAGATTCAGTAACAACTGCAAAAATTTTAGATGCTAACGTAACAGATGCAAAACTTGCTTCAAACTCAGTTACAAATGCTAAGATTGCAGACAGTGCAGTAGATACAGCAGAGATTGCTGCAAGTGCAGTAACTGCAGCAAAACTTGCTACAGATGCAGTTGAAACATTAAAGATTAAAGATGCAAATGTAACTGCTGCTAAACTTGCTTCAGACTCTGTTGAAACAGCAAAGATTGTAAATAGTGCAGTTACAGAAGCAAAGATTGCAGACTCTGCAGTAACATCTGCAAAGATTGCAAACGGAACAATTGTTAATGAAGACATTAACGCATCAGCAGCAATTGCTCAATCTAAGATTGATGGTCTTACAACATCCCTTAGCGACAAACTAGCAACTGCTGGTGGAACAATGTCTGGTGCAATTGCTATGGGCACAAACAAGATCACAGGTCTTGGAGATCCAACATCAGCACAAGATGCAGCAACTAAGAACTATGTAGATACAACAGTTCAAGGTATTGACTGGAAGGCATCTGTAAAGGCAGCAACAACTGCTGCTGTAACACTTGCTTCTGATCTTGAAAATGGAGACGTTCTAGATGGCGTAACTCTTGCTACTGGAGATCGTATTCTTGTTAAAGATCAAGTAACTGGATCACAAAATGGTATTTATGTAGTTAAGGTATCTGGTGCTCCAGATCGTTCTACAGATGCAGATACAGGTGCAGAAGTTACTGCAAACTTTGCGGTATTCGTAGAGCAAGGAACAGTAAACGCTGACTCAGGATTTACATTAACAAATAATGGAACAGTTACAGTTGGTACTACAGCACTTGTCTTTACACAGTTTACTGGTCTTGGACAAATTGTTGCTGGTACAGGATTAGACAAGACTGGAAACACTCTTGATATTGATTCAACAGTAGTAACACTAACAGGTACACAGACTCTTACAAATAAGACACTCACATCACCAGTACTAACAACTCCTGATCTTGGAACTCCATCAGCAGGAACACTTACAAATGCAACTGGACTTCCAGTAGCAACTGGTATTTCAGGTCTTGGAACTGGCGTAGCAACATTCCTTGCCACACCATCTTCTGCAAACCTTGCATCAGCATTAACTGATGAGTCAGGTTCTTCAACAGTAGCATTTACTAATAGCCCAACATTTGTTACACCAACACTTGGTGCAGCAGCAGCAACAAGCATTGCTTTTGCAGATGCTCTTGTTGGTTCTGCTCTAGCAACTGCTGGAACATCAGCAACTACAATTGATACATTCTCAGCAACAACATACACTGCTGCTAAGTACATTATTCAAATGAAAAAGGGTAATGACATTGAAGTAATTGAAATGCTTGTTGCAGTTAATGGAACTAACGATGTTTATGTAACAGAGTACGCTGATGTACAAAGCAATGGCGAACTAGGAACAACAAATGCAGTTTATTCTGCAGGAAATGTTCTTCTTCAGGTAACTGGAGCAGCATCAGGAACTGATGTTAAAGTTCACAAGA